ATGACGAGGATGGACTTTTTCCATCAACAGCCTCTGGACAGGGGCGATCCGATTGCCTATAAGCGGCCACCAGAAACGCTTTTCGGCTGTGTTTGCGGGGGCTTTGCCTTCATCAACGGTTCGGCGGTTTTTCTCGAGGTTTGTGCCCAGGTAGCTCAGTTGGTAGAGCATGCGACTGAAAATCGCAGTGTCGGTGGTTCGATTCCGCCCCTGGGCACCACTTCTTTTTTGATCCCTTATATTTCAATGTCTTAGGCGGTGGTTTTGTCCCACCGGGTGCCATCACCACGGAAAGTGGGACAGTTTTGTCCTAGTTCCGTTCTCCCGTAATTCGTTTTAATGCGCTTTCGGCCCGGGTTTTCTGGCTGGCGGCACGGGTGTATCTGGTGACCTCTTTCGATGTGCGGTGCCCGGTGATCGCCATGATTTCGAACTCGGTGCAGCCCTGTTCCGCCAGACGTGCGGCGGCGGCTTTGCGCAGGCCGTGGACAGAGCATTGGGGAAGTTCGGCCTCGTTACACCATTTTCGGAATCGATTGCCAAAACCGTTCGATGTGAAGGGGCGATTGAACGCCGTGACCATGAACGTCAGATCGCCCGTGCCATGGGTGCGATCAATGATTCTTTGCAACTCGGGGACAATCGGGATTTCCTGTCGGACCGGATGGCGGTTCCGGTTTTTGTGCTGGGTGAAGATCAGCCAACCGTCGCGGACATGCTGTTTGCCCATTTGCACGAGATCTGACCGCCGTTGCCCCGTGTAAAGCGCGAGGGCGAGCGCTAGCCGCGCCATAGTCCCCACTGGGTGCTTCTCTTCATATTTCTCGATTTCGTCCAAGCTCCAAGAATGGAAGCCGTCGGGGTTTTTGCTGGCGAGATATTCAACGTCCGACGCTGGATTTCGGTCATGCAGATCATAACGGACTGCAAATGTATAAAGCTGGCGGAGGGCTTTCACCATCCCATTGGCCGCTGCGGCGCGGTCCATCATCTCGTCACGGAGCTTGCGAATATGTTTGGGCTGCAGGAGGGCGAAAGGTTTCTCACCGTCGCTTTTGTGTTCGCAAAACCTTTCGAGGATGCTGCGTCGGACTTTCTGGGTACGTGGATCCAACTCCCGAAACATGGCGGACTTGAAATACTCGATGCAAAGCGCCCGCACCGACCCTGGCACGATATGCCCCAGCTTCTTGGATGGTTGGAGATTGGGCCGTGATTCCCCAGCGAGGGCTGTCTGGTAAGCGGCGAGAAAATCCTGCGAGCCAACAGGTCCCGGCAACCGGATTTTCTTACCATTGCGCCTGAAATAGAGGCGTACATTGCCGTGGCGGTCTATATCTTCCACCACATATTTTAATCGGATTTTCATGGGAGCCCCGGGCATGATTACTCGTCCCAGGGATTGTTCTCTAAATCGCCATCGGAAGGCAAGGCTTCGAAAAATTGATCGAGGGCACGCACATCCCATACTTTCCGGCCATCGATCCGTTTTGCCTTTGGCATGCGACCATCCGTGACCATCTGGTCGAATTTGTTCGGCGATACGCCGACATATCCCGCCGACAGGATGCGCGAGAGCCCCCGCCGGGTGGGTGGCGAGACTGCTGGAATCTGGACTTTGTGCGATGAAATAGCCATGTCACGATCCCTCATCGTGCGTGCTTGATGGTCGAGAAGCTTGGCTTCGAACTTAAGGCGGCTTGATCCGGTGCACTGGTGAACAATGTTGCCATTAGATCAGTCCCTCTTGTTTGGCTAGCCAGTCGGGTACGATCAACGGCACAGGGCGTGGCCAGTGGACTGCATCAGGGATGTGACCAATTTGCGAGGTCGGGAGCCAATGTTTTGTGCCTGCCTCCATCTCAATCTCAATGGCGGATCCAGATGGGTCTTCTGATAGAAGGCGGCACCAAATGGTTACGCTATCGTCTTTCATGCCGTGCCGCCGGATAGGATCAACCACAGACGCTCTGCGATGCCCAGCCACCAAGGGCTGCTAAGGGCGACAACGGTGCCGCCCAGGCAGGCTGCCTCAAACTGGCTTAACGGCCTGGACTTGGTTAGAGGAGGGCGTTGAACGGGAATAATGACCCGTGGACGGGAATAGATGCGGCTGACATTAGACATATGCGTTTGCTCCTATCCTTAAATGAGTGCTGGCGGGCCTCGGGGGAGAGGGGGATGAGGCCCGCCAGACGATGTGCACAAGGATGGTTCTGACTGTGGGGTTGCCCACAAAACCGCCAAACGAGAAAAGCGGAGATCCGTCACGCCGGGGGATGCCTATGGGACCGGCTTCATTGTGCGACGGGCCATCAATGGAGCTAAAATCGCACATTGTCAAGAATAATTGTGCGAAAATAGATCATTCGAGGTTGAAGTATGTCGAGAGCATCATCTGGCCCGAAGTCCCAGCGCTTGCCGAGTGTTGCGGGGTGGTGGGCAGTGTTTATTACCTTACAGGCGTCCGCACCAGGTCGGGCGAGAAGAGCATTACCTGCTAGGCGGTCCATGCCATGTGATTGTGAAATCAGAGGCGGCAAACAATCCGGACCATCGCCTTGTCGTTCGGGTTATACTTCGGTCGCGCTCTCTCGAACACTTCTGGCGTTATGACCAGTCCGGATATTTTGGTAACCTGAAACAGGCGCCAGTCTTTTCCGCTTCCTCCGGATCGTTACCTATGACAATGTCGATACCATCGGGCATCTGTATCGTTCACGCCGTCAGTTTGAGTTCGATATCAATTATTCAGTTGAAACCAAACGGAAAGGCACCGAACTACTGATCGCCTCGAAAGGCTTGCGTCTACCCTCCCAAGTTCGGGAAAGGCAAGTCAATCAGCCACAGTATCGGGCTGCCTGACTTAGTTATACCGTTTCACCAGCCCTTTCGTACGTCAGGCGCTTGCCCGCGAAACCGAAAAGGGTGCGCTTCGCCCGTTCGGCATCGTCAACACCGGTTGCAATCCGATTTTTATAACGGAATTCAAACCCCGCTGCATAGCGGTGCAGATCGAATGGCATATGAACCATTTGGATATCGAAATCGATATTCTTGCCCCCTATAGGGTGATTGCTACCCGCTATGACCATCTGACCGGCGAAGACGAAGAAGTGGAGCTTGGGAGTGATTTCACTCAATTAGCGATTTGGGTGGCTGACCTTGGAAGAGATCGCTCAGCATTGCGGGCTGCAGTGAACTGATGCCGTCGGCTGTAGAGCCGCATGATGCGGAAGAAATTCGGGCAGATCAGCGGATCATTCGCCGTATCAATCCAAAACAGCATGTAGTTTGGGATAAAAATAAGGACTGCTCGAGGGTATCTTCCAAGGCATTCAAACCATCCTCTGGCCCGAAGGGAGGAATGTCGGTTGATATTGAGGCGCAGATCATCGAGGACGGGCACAATCCCCAAAAATATGTGACAACCCCTGTGTTCACGGGTTCAGTTGCTTTTTGCGCTGGCGAAGCGCGGGCATTGGGATTGTGGGTTGGGTATGACCCACTTCCCGACAATCCTTATCATGGAGAGGTGTGGAACAGTGATCGTGATCGCCCCAACCGGTTCAGGCGTGGCCAAGAGAGAGGGCTGCATAATGCTGCGACCTGGTACGTGCGGCTTGAAGGCATTGAGATTAGATAATTTCATTATCTTCGTTGGCTTGCAGCCTTAGAGCAGGGATGCGCGCCAGATCACCCGCCCGATGATGCGGAAGTCTTCACTGCCGATGCGGATCGGCTTGTGCCGAGGGTTGGAACTGAGCGGTTCCAAGCGCGCAGGGTCCTCCCGGTATTTTTTGAAGGTGGTTTCTGAACTGCCATTCATAACGGCGTAGATGCGACCAGTGATCAGGTCGGTGTCATCGGGGTCCACGGCAATGTAGCCGCCATCTTCCACCACCATGTCCATGCTATCGCCTGCGACGCGCAGGCCAAAAGTGTTGGGCCCACCTACATCACAATACATGTGTCCTTGCGGATCCTCCAGCGCCTCACGCCAGTTCCCTGCCGCGATGGCACCTGCGATGGGGATGCGCCGTATTGGCGATGGGTCCGAGGCCTGACCCTGGCTTATCAGCCCGAGTTTCTTTACGAATTCATCGGCTTCTTCCGCCAGTACCCTGCGCCGCCCGTTCAGGATCTTGGTGATGGTGTAGCGAGGCAGGCCCACCATATCGCCAATCTGTTGATCGGTCAGATTCTGGTCCCGCTTTGCTGCGCGTATCTGCTTGATAATATCCATACCCTAATGTGCGAAATTCGCTGTTTTTGATCGAGAACTAAAATCGCACATTTTTGCTTGCGTTGAATGGTCTAAAATGGCACATATTGGAGCCATGGCAGATATTGAGCACATAATCATGACCTTGGGCGGGGTGCGCAAAACCGCACGCGCCTGCGATGTGGCCCCGTCTACCGTGCAACACTGGAAGACGTCCCGGCGGGTTCCCCGTTGGCACCGCGAGCGGCTTTTGACGGCCTATGAAGCGCGGCTGGCCTTGGATGAGCAAAGTGCATCAGATGGTGCTGCTCCGTCATCTTCTAAAAATAATCCGATTATGAGGAGGGTGGGGGAATGACCGATTTGAGTGTGACAGCCCGTGCCCTGAAGCTTGCCACTCGTGATCTTTATCGTGCGTTGGGTGGACAGGAAGTGGCCGCAGACTTTGCCGGCCGCTCGCAAAGCCGATTGTCCCATTATTGCAATACCACCAATCCCGCCATGGCCGCGGAATTCATCCCCGCCGACATTCTGGTTCGGCTGGAGCCCCTTACGGGCATCCCATATGTGACGCGGCTGTTGGCCCATGCTTCGGGCTATGCGCTGGTGCCGCTGGGTGTGGCATCGAAAGAGGACAGGCCCTGGGCCGGGCGGCTTGCGGATCTGATTCGTGAAGCCGGCGACGTGGCGGCGCATTTGGCAGATTCGCTGGCCGAAGATGGACGTGTCTCTGCTGCCGATGTTGTGCGCCGGGACCTGCACGGGGAGGTGCGTGAAGCCATTCAGGTGCTGGTGGATCTGAACGCGGCCTTGGGGCGTCTCGACAGCGGCTGAGCGCCGCACCGATTTCTTTTTGGATGATCATTGTTTGCGGGATGCCGTTTCCCGCCACGGAGGAATTATGACCGGACACCATGGAAATGAGGATATGTACCGCGAATCCCAACCTGCGTTGAGGCAGGTCCAGTATTCCGCTCTATGCTCGATAACCAGTTTTGAGGATTGGGTCCGATCTGCCGACCCCGGCGATCGCATTGTTTATTGCGTGGGCCCATGGCTGCCGTCCGGTGCTGAGGCAGCATTGGCGCGCAAGCTTTTGCGCGGCGGTGTGGTTGAACTGGCGCAAAGGCGCAATCGCTTTGGTGGCTTTGACTATCTGGCCATCAAGCGCCGCCACATCACGAGGAAAGCATCATGACACGATCATTTCTGCTGCCGCGCGCGCGGATGCGCAAGCGCAATGCGGCGCTGCTGATTTTTGGCGTGAACCTGTGGCTTTGGGCGGTGATCGGGCTTTGCCTGTGAGCCAGAGAAAGGAGACGGTGATGAAAATACCTGAACGCCTGCGGACTTTCTGCTTGAGACGCATTAATCGCTTTTTGGTGGGCCGCCCACGTCCGGATTTAGTGATTGGGCAGGGCGTGATCGGGCAGGGTGAGACTTATCTGGAGCGCTGGTACATGATCCCGCGCAACCCTTTGTTCAATATTTATTTGCACAGATTTCACCGGTCTGATGATGATCGCGCATTGCACGATCACCCTTGGATATCGTGTTCGTTGATCGTTTTGGGCAGCTATATCGAACACCGGATCGCGGCCGGGGGCGTTCATCATCGCGACAGGATATGTGCAGGCGATCTGGTATTTCGCCGCGCCAAATTGGCGCACCGGATCGAGATTCCCAAAAATGAAGGACCAGTGTGGACGGTGTTTTTCACCGGCCCTCATGTTCGTGCATGGGGATTTCACTGCCCGCAGGGCTGGCGGCATTGGCGAGATTTCACAGACCCCAAGAATCCGGGTTCGACAGGCCCCGGCTGCGGTGATTCATAGAGTGCGCATGGTGCATGGATCGGGTGTTTTGTTGCCTGATGGGCCCTTTGGGTGCATTTATGCTGACCCACCCTGGTCGTTTAGAACCTATAGCGGTGGGGAGAGCACGCCTCACCGGTCCGCCCATGACCATTATCGGACCATGGATGCGCCCAGTCTTGCAGCGATCCCGGTGGAGCGTAGCGCAGCCAAGGACTGCGCGCTTTTCATGTGGATCGTATCGTCACATCTGGATCAGGCGATCACTTTGGGGAGAGTCTGGGGCTTTGATTTCAAGACGATTGCTTTTTGCTGGGTTAAAACGCGCGCGGCAGCGGAGGCGCAGGGGTTTCTCTCTCTTGACGCGATGATGCCACCGGTTACCCGCATGGGAATGGGGTATTGGACCCGGCAGGAGATGGAGCTGTGCCTGCTGTTTACGCGAGGGGCTCCCCGGCGAAAATCAGGGGGCGTCCGTCAGGTTATTTTTGAGCCGCGGCGGCAGCACAGCCGCAAGCCGGACGGGGTGCGTGATCGCATTCAGACGCTGGTGGATGGTCCTTATCTGGAGATGTTCGCACGTCAGTCCGCACCGGGCTGGCAAGTCTGGGGAAATGAAACCGACAAATTTTCAGTCTCTGGCGTGATGCCGGGGGTGGTTTTATGAGCAGGCCCCAGAGAAGCGATCATCGTCGCCATGATCTATTCGATCGGGCCAGGCAAGTGTCGGTGATGGATGTGGATGGGGTGGCGGGCCTGCGCCGGTCCGGTGCAGGGCGTATGGCCGGGCCGTGCCCATTATGTGGTGGGTCCGCTCGATCGGGTCGGTTTACGGTGCACTTGTCGCGTAATGTCTGGGCTTGTTTTGCCTGCCCACCGCCACCGGGAAAGCGCGTGGCAGGCGGCGGTCCGGTGGATCTGGAAATGGCCCTGCGGGGAGGATCACCGCGAGATGCCGCGCAGCGATTGGTCGGGGATTTAGAGGCGCAGGCGATCCCGCGTGCGCCTGCGCGAAATTCCGTTCATCGCCTGCCACCGGCACCGCGTTCCCGTTCTACTTTTCCCATTGCCGCCATGATCTGGCGCGATGCCCGGCCAGCGCGCAACAGCTTGGTAGAGCGTTGGTTGAAATCGCGCGATCTCGACCCTGCAGCTCTGCCCGGCGGATTGGATGCTTTGCGATATCACCCTGCCTGCCCGGCCCTTTGGGCGGGCGGGCAGGTGCGTCTGATCGCCCCTGCCATGGTGGTAGGCATGGCAAAGATGGTGGCTCTGGGCCATGGCCAAATTGCATGGCGGCTGGCAGCCATTCATGTGACCTATTTGGCCGCCGATGGTGCGGATAAGGCTGATTTGCGCGATCCCGACACCGGGGATCCTTTGCCATCGCGCCGAATCTACGGGCACCCCATAGGGGCAGTTGCGCCGCTCGGGCCTCCGGCACTTTTGTCCGATGCTCGGATGGGGCCATTGCTGGTGGGTGAGGGGCTTGAGAGCACATGGGCGGTGGCACAGATGCTGATGGAACAGCACGGCCCTATGCGGGTCGCGGCGGTTTTATCCCTGGCCAATTTTCAAGGGGGTTGGTTGCGGGATCGAGACGGTTGCTTTGACCCCCATGCGCCGATTTCCGACCCGGCCTCGCCGCCCTGGCTTTTGCCCGATCCCGGCGATGTGATTGTGGCAATTGATGCCGATATGGCCCCTGTGCGGATTTTTGCGCGTGGGCCGATGCGCCGGCGCACAGAGACGATGCTGGATGCGGGTGGGCGGGCCGCTTTGTGTGCCAGCCTTGCCCGTCAGGCATGGCGCCGGGTGGGGGCAAGATCGGTGCGTGTGGTACGCCCTAGAATGGGCGCGGATTTCAATGATCAGATCAGGGAGAAGGCATGATGGGTGCGGACAATGCAAAGGCACCGGACCTGATTCGACGTTATCTGGAGCGGTTGGAAAATATTGCTAAGGCCCGCGAGGCTATCAATGCGGATGCCAGAGAACTGGACGCGGAGATAAAGGCCATGGGCTTTGATCCGAAGGTATTGAGGGCAGTTTTGAAACGCATGCTGGCTGATCCGCAAGTGTTGGAAGAGTCGGAAGCGCTGCTTGCGGTTTATGCCGCAGCCGCGGGGCAGGCTCCGCCCCCGGATGCCGAAACGGCGGCGGATCGTGTGTCTGCGTTGGCGGCCGCGGCGCTGGATTTGCACAGCAGGGCACAAAGGGAGGGAGCGATGCTGGCCTTGAAGAAAAGCCGGGCATGGCGGGAACAGGCGCTTGCCCAAGCCGCCGCTGATGCCGGGGCGGGGTCACCAGATATCCTTAGGCGGAGTGTGCATTGATGAGCGAGCCGTCACAAGACATGATGATTGAGGCAGAGGGCGTGGACCCCTTGCAATTGGCCTATTGTGATATGAGTGACCTGGGCAATTCCCAGCGCTTGGTTGCACGCGGTCAGGGTAGGCTGATGTTTAGCCCATCGATCGGCTGGCTGGCTTTCAACGGGCATTGCTGGTCGGCAGAGGAAGGCGAGATGCTGGCACATCGGCTAGCCCATGAAACAGCACAAGGGATACGTATTGAAGCGCAGGCTTTGGTAGAGCACGCCAAGCGGCTGGCGTCAGATGGAAAAGCTGAAGCCTCGGCCATGGCACGGGAGAGGGCGGATGATCTGTTTGGTTGGGCCGTCCAAGCGGGTAATGCCGGACGCACGGTGGCGATGCTGGCCCAAGGCAAGCATTATATGCGGGTTGCGCCTGATCAACTGGATCGGGACCGCATGGCGATCACCTTATCGAATGGAACGCTGAAGATACGGGACTGTGCATCGCGCGGTGTGGACTTTCATTTGAAAAACCACGATCCCGCCGATGCCATAACCCGCGAGGCCGCAGTGGCCTATGATCCATCAGCCCAATGCCCCGGTTGGCGGGCGCATATTGCCCGATGCCTGCCGAACTTGGAGATGTCAGACTTTTTCCAAAAGATGATCGGCTATGCTTTTTCCGGCCATGTTTCAGAGCAGTGTTTTTTCATGCTGCAAGGCCCTGGGCAAGACGGGAAATCGACGACTATGAACATCATCAGACGGGTCATGGGCGGCTATGCGGCGGTGGCGGACGTGAAAACGTTTCTTGATCTGGGGCAGCGCTCTGGAGCCGATGCCTCGCCCGATCTGGCGCGGCTATCGGGCGATGTACGGCTGGTGAGCTGTTCGGAGCCACCACGAGGCGCAAAGCTTAACGAGGCTTTGTTGAAAGGCATTACGGGTGGAGCACCGATCACCGCACGGCATTTGAACCGAGATCCCTTTGAATATTCGCCGCGCTTCAAGATTGTGATGGAGGTAAATGACCGTCCCCGCGTGATGGGCGGTGACGACGGGGTATGGCGGCGCATCGTGCCCATCCCTTTCACCCGCAAGATCCCGGACAATGAGATTGACCGCACACTGGAAGATCGGCTCGTGGAAACCGAGGGACCGGGCATTTTGAACTGGGCGCTTGAGGGGCTGGCTATGTGGATGGCCGAGGGGTTGGTCCGCCCTGAACCGGTGCGGGAGGCGGTGGCCGATTACCGAGCGGCCAGCAACCCTTTTTCCGAATGGTTTTACGACAGGTGCGAGCGCGATGAACGGGCCGAGGAAAGCGCTGCTGACCTCTATCGAGATTATCAGACATGGTGCGAGGCAGGTAATTATGAGCCCATCTCCAACACTGCATTTGGTCGGGCGCTGGGTGACCGACAGGTGATCCGACGCAAGGGCGCTGGGGGACGTATTTTTCGCCGGGGCGTAAGGTTGAAGTCCCATGATTACGATCCTACGGCAGGCTCGTCTGCGCCGTCACCAGATAAACCGCCAATGCAGGGAAGCATGCTGGGAGACGACTATGACCCTTATGCTATGTGATGATTTGGCATGTGCACCTAGAGCGTGTCGGACAGTTGCGGACAGTTCGGACAGTTGGGCGCATTGCAGATCGAGAAAGACGCGGGGGCGGGGGTGGATATTCCTGTTTTTCTCTCCTTTAACTGTCCGAACCATCCGAAACCGTCCGTAGCAAACAACATTCCAAAACAAAAACATAAGGACAGTTCGGACAGTTCGGACAGTTTTTTCACGGTGGTGCTTGTGTGCGTGCGCGCATGTGCGTGACAGGATAACTATCCAACTATCCTATGATGAATTTACCCGAAATATTGAAACAAATGGGAGTTGCATAATGGCACGGCGCAAGACGGGAAGGACCAAGGAGTTGACGGGTCTGGGTGCGACGCCAGAACGGGTGGCACGGGGCGGCATCGTTGATACCGTGATGATTGAGGATGGGTGGCGCAAGCCGGTGCGGGTGCATCGAAACCTGATGGCTTGGCCAGTGGATCGGCTGCGGAACCGAAAAATGCTGACTGAACGCCAGCATGAGGCCGCGACTTGGTATCGCGAACAATATGAACGGGCGGGTCTTACACAGCGGGTGGTGGCCTCTATGAATGTCCCGGTGGACGGCGGTAGGCGCGGCACTGAACCGACCGAGGCGCAATGGGCGGCGCGGCGGAAATGGTTGGCGGCTCGGGAGGTTTTGCCTCGGCCGATCCGTGCTCCCTTTGAAGCCATGGTGATTGATGCCGATGACGCGTCTAGCGTTGGTGCCAATGAGGGGTATATGGGCGCGAGGGCCGCAACGGCGGCGCTCGTATTGCTCCGCGCCGGGTGCGATATCGTTGCGGACTATCTGAGGATTTCGAAAAACGTCAGCCAATGAAAGTCTTGTAAGTGATTGATATTTATGTAGGTATTTCGGAAACGTTCATAACCCCGCTTGACTTATGAGAGCGGTCGATATTACAAATGAACTATTCCAAGGAAATGTGCCCGCACCGGAGACGGTGGCGGGCCTTTTTGTGGGTTTCACGAAAAATGAAGGTATTTTGGTCCTCGTGCCAGAGAAATATCCCCTGCCGGGTCCTTCCGCGCTCAAAAAAGCTATACGGTGGCCTGAGGCCCGGCTTATGAGAGGATTTTGTTTTTTCATATAACCTTTTGTTTTTGTTTTGTTTTTGCTAAGTCCGGGGGCAGGCATATGGGTGCGGAAACAGTTGTCACCTTAGGAGAACTGGTTTCGATCCCAGGGATGCCATCCGAACCGACGATGCGAAAGATCATCGATCAACATTCAGATTTTCCGCTAATCGCACGGGGGAAAAACGGGCAGGGTTATGAAATCCCCTTGGAGCGGGCAGTGGCATGGTGGAAGGGCCACCGGGCCCGAGAAGAAGACGAGGCCCGGCGCCGGGGCAACGATATTCGCCAGATGGGTTTGGCGCTGTTGGGTGAGGATGCCGCAGTAGCGCAAGGTCTGAACGGATTAACTCCTGCAGAGCAAAAGGCAGCGCTTGAAGCGGAAATTGCGGCGATCAAGTTGGGCCAGCTGCGTGGAGATTTCGTTCGCGCTGCCGACATCGAATCCGAAGTGGGGCAAATCTTCGTGTGGTTTCAGCAATCGATGGTTGGGCTTCCTGACCGGCTTTCAAAGCAGATGGATATGAGCCGGGAACAGCGCGACGTTCTGTCATCTGCCTGCAGCGATCTGTTGAATGACTTGGCAGACCGGTTGGAGGATTTGAGGCATGAGGGATCTGCGCCAAATTCAACAGATCCGTCCATTCAGAAAAGCACGCACAATCTTATCGGAAGCGGCCCATCTCCTGCGTCCGGTCAAGCCTCTATCGGTGCCGAAATGGGCGGAGCGCTATCGCAAGCTTAAAAACCCAAAGGGCGGGTATTCTGGTCCTTGGCGGCATGATATCGCTCCGCATCTGATCGAACCTATGAATGCGTTGTCGGACCCATCGGTGTCACTCGTCGGCCTTCAGGGCCCAGCGCAGTCCGGAAAATCCGATATCGGCTTGAACTGGTGGGGTGCGACCATTCACCAGCAGCCGACCGATTTTATGATTTGTCAGCCTGATAAGGCGATGATGCAGGATTTTGTTGTGCGGCGATTGGAGCCGTTGATTGATCAGCATAGGGTGCTCAAGGAAAAGATGCTGCCGGGTGGGTCCAGTGATAATATTTTTCTGAAGCGCTTCAGAGGTATGCTCAGTACTCATATTTGGCCAGTTGGAGCACAATTCCGCGCTCGACCGGTTCCATGGGGATGGCTGGACGATTACGATGATTTCCCTGAAGACATTGATGGTCAGGGTTCCGCGCTATCACTTTTAGAAGGACGCCAGACAACCTTCGAAGGGGCCGAAAAGACCTATGTGTCCTCGTCACCGTCGCGTGACGGCGGCGGCGGGATTGAGGCAATCTGCGAGGCGGGATCTAATGAGCGCTTCTATTGGCGCTGCCCTCAATGCAACGAATATTTTTCGCCAGAGTTCGATAAGCATCTCCGGTTTGACACTAAAGGAAGCGCGGATGACGCCGAACGTACGGCGCATCTGACCTGCCCGCACAATGGCTGTATTATTGATCCCGTGCACAAAAGACAGATGCTCTTATCGGCCCTTGATCTGCCTCATAATGGCTGGCTGCAGCCTCATCAAAAACCTTTTGATGACAGCAGGGTAGAGGGCGACTGGATTTCAGTGCGTTGGCGAACCTTTCGTGTTGATGGTCTTATGGGGTTCACCAGCTGGCCGAAACTGGCGCGGGCTTGGCGCTTGGCTCAGATTACATTGGAGATGCGGCAGGACGAAAGTGAATTGCGTGCCTTTTGGAACGTGAAGGGTGGCAAGAATTACAGGTCGATGCTGACGGCTGAAAAGCCTGTGGATATTAATGTTCTGATGGCACGTCGCGAAAGCTGGCAGATGCAGACCGTGCCTGCTGGTGTTCGGGTTTTGACGGCGGCGGTGGATATCCAGGCTAATCGCTTTGAAGTCATGGTGGTTGGCTGGGGCGACGGGCTGGAATGCTGGCCTATTGATCGGTTCGATATACATCTGTTGGAAGACAGATCGACATTGGTGGAACCAGCCAGATATCCTGAACATTGGCTGACTTTGATCAACCAGGTGGTCATGCGACGCTATCCAAGCGCGGTTGATCCATCGCAGTCCGTGCCCATCCTTACTACCGCAATTGATACAGGTGGTGAGGATGGAGTGAAGGACAATGCTGTGAAATTCTGGCATGCAGCGAGACTGGCAGGTGTGCATGCCCATCGCATCACCCTCGTGAAGGGTGGGAGCAATCCGAAAGGAAAGCTGCTTCCAGCTCCCAGCTTTCTGGACGTAAAGTCCCGTGGCGGACCGGAAAAAGCAGGGCCTCGATTGTGGGTTCCGAATGTGAACGCCATGAAATCGATCGTCGACGCTCGTCTGAGGCGTGAAAAACCCGGCCCAGGCTATATCCATTGGCCCGCCAACTGGCGTGAGGAATGGTTTGATGAATTGACGGCGGAAGAATTGCGCCGAGGAAAATGGATCAAAATCCGCTCTCGAAACGAAACGCTCGATTTGATGGTTTACAATTATACTGCCCTTATGCGCGCACCCTTTGCCGGAACGCGCGCTAATATGGGGTGGGTGCCAGCCGCCTTTAGAGCGCCGATCGAAGTGACGGATAATCCGCCCAATGCGTCAGCAGCGGCACTCAAGCTTGAAGACTATCAATCCATGCCAGCCAAGGCTAACGGCGAGCGAGAACAGGTGAACCCCGAGCCATCAGCGACGGGTGAGTCTGTTGTCCGTGAATCGCGGCACACCCAAGCGGGAAGTGGCGGATGGATTGGAACAACCGGCCAGTGGCTTTAGGAGTAAATCATGGCATTTTCGCAAACTGATATTGATCGGATTGATGAGGCCATAGCGAGTGGCACCATTGAGGTGCGCTATCCTGATGGCAGCGTGATCCGCTATCGATCCTTGTCGGAGATGCGAGCGATCCGTGCGGATATGGAAGAGAGTCTCGCCGGGCGGCCTAAATCCCGCGTTACAGTTGCGGGGTTCTGACGGATGCAGTGGATGGATCGCCTTATCGCCAGTATAGATCCCGTGCGCGGCGCGCGGCGCTTGGCGGCAAGGCGGGCTGTGGAACTGCACAGCCGGGCCTATGATGCAGCGCGGCGCGATCACCGCACGATGAGCTGGCGCACCACGGGGGCATCGGCAGATTCCGAGATCGCCATGAGTGGGGATATCGTCCGGGATCGGGCGCGGGATCTCGTGCGCAATAACGGCTATGCCCGCAAGGCTTTGGCTACCCTGTCTGATCATATTATTGGTACAGGAATTATGGTGTCTGCGCGCGGGTCATCCGCAGCGCACCGATTGCGCATTGCGCGTGCCTTCCAGGATTGGTCGAGTGAAGCAGATTGGGATGGTGATCTGGATTTTTATGGAATCCAGAAATTGGCTTTGCGGTTCATGCTTGAAAGCGGTGAAGTGCTGATCCGGCTGCGCCGTCAGGAATTTGATTCCAGGACACATGTGGTGCCCTTGAAACTGCAGGTGCTTGAGGCGGATTTTATTGATAGCACCCTTAACCGCACTTTGGCTGGTGGTGGGGAAATCGACCGTGGCATCGAATATGATGGGCTAGGTCGGAAAGTGGCATATTGGATTTTGCCGGTCCATCCCGGTGAAATGACCCGCTTTGTTCGCAAAAGAGAAGGCCCAAGCCGGGTGCCAGCCGATGAAATCATTCATCTGTATGAAAAGCATCGGCCCGGGCAGGCACGGGGAATATCGATTTTTGCACCGGTGATTATGGCAGCACGAGATCTGGATCAATATTTTGAGGCGGAGCTTGTTCGTAAAAAAATTGAAGCCTGTCTCGCGGGTTTCATCGTGTCACCCAATCAGGATTTCCCCATCGATGCGGATGCCGGTAAAAACCCGCAGTCCGGCGCGGGACGGCTGGCAGAGAAATTTGAACCGGGCATGTTGATGCGCCTGCGCGAAGGTGAGGATATACGTATCGCCGCACCGGCGGGAACATCAGGTATTGCGCAGTTCGCAGAAGTCTATTTGCGGGAAATGGCTTGCGGCGTGGGCATCATGTATGAGCAGCTCACCGGTGATTTCAGCCATGTCAATTACAGCAGCTTTCGCGCCGGGCATCATGGGTTTCGCCGCAATGTAGAGAGCATTCAGGATCTGAATATCAAGCCACGGCTTCTGCTGCGCATCATGCGCCGGTGGCATGAAGCCGCCCTTGCTGCCGGGCTGATTAGCAACGCAGATTTTGTTTGGCATTTCACGCCACCACCATTTCTGTCGGTTGATCCCGAAAAAGATGCGAAAGCCGATTTGGCGGATCTGCGGATGGGTAAAAAGACCCTGTCTCAGATCGTGGAAGGTCGTGGTGTCGATTATCTGGATCATCTGCAACAGGTATCCGACGACATGGCAGCTGCGGACGCAGTTTTGCCATCCGGCTCCCTGTTCGATGGTGACCCCCGCAAACAACTGAGAGGGCAGAGAAATGCTGCAAAAGACGACGACGCGTCCGCCGAAAGCTGAGGATGAGAGGCGGCTTACGACCCCTGTGATCCAGCGCATGGCCGATGTTGCTCCGGCAACATTTAACGATGAGGATCTAAGCTTTGATGTGGTGTGGACCACAGGGGCCACGGTCCGCCGTTTCGATTGGTATCACGACGAATATGTGGATGAAACGCTGTCAACGGATCCGGCACATGTTCGGCTGGGTCGCTTAAACGGTGGCGCGCCGCTTTTGAACACTCATGCTCATTATGACCTAGCCAATGTGATTGGCTCGATCGTGCCGGGAAGTGTGGAACTTGGGGATGCGGGGGGGACCGCACGGGTGCGGCTTGCTGATACTGAAGATGTCGCCATCATCGCAGCCAAGGTTAAAGCCGGGCATATTCGCAATATCTCTGTGGGCTATGTGGTGCACAGATTTCAGGAAATCGTCGTTCCGGGAGAGCGGCGCTCCCTACTGGCTGTCGATTGGGAGCCATGGGAGATTTCCCTTGTACCAATACCCGCTGACCCGGGTGCACAGATTCGCGATAATAGCGCGAACTCGCAGGCGGTGCCCTGCACCATAATCAGTCGATCCACTGAACAATCTCAGACACATAAGGATGATATCGCCATGCCGAATAATTATGGGCACACCGGCCCCGAATCCGACCAGATGCGCGCTACCGATGCGCCAGCTTCTGTCTCTACATCCATTCCGGATATGGGGCGGCGATCGCAGGAAAACCAACTGACAGAGCAGACAGAAATGGCTGCATCTTGCGTCACAGTCGCGGCGATCCGCGCTGCTTGCCGTAATGCCGGTTTGACTGCCGACAATGCCATGGACATCATCGAACGCCACGAAAATACGGCGCTGGACCACACTGCTCTGATGGCGGAAATCGGGCGTCGGTTTGCTGAGCGGGATACACCGGCGCAGACCGTCAGTCGTGTCTCAGTGACTCGCGATGAAGCGGTAACCCGGCGGTCGGCTATGACCGATGCCATCCTGTGTCGGATGGCGCCAGCATCGAATACGATCACCGATGCGGCGCGGGATTATCGCGGTATGAGTCTGATGCGGTTGGCCGAGGAAACGCTTTTGCGAGAGAATGTCCGGGTGCGCGGAATGTCACCGGTGGAATTGGCCGAGCGCGCATTGCACAGCTCTAGCGACTTTCCCAATATTCTCTCGAATGTTTTGAACAAGCGGTTGCGTCAGGCTTATGAAGAAAGCCAGCCCAGCTATCGCCTATGGGCGCGGCGTGCCCCCAATGCGCCGGATTTCAAGCCCATCGACGTTGTCCAGATGTCGGCCATGCCCGATCTTCTACGCACAAATGAGGCGGGAGAATTCAAATATGGAACGGCATCGGATGGGAAGATCAGCTACTCGGTATTGACCTATGGACGTATTCTCGGCGTGACGCGCCAGACATTGGTCAATGATGATTTGCGGGCCCTTGATCGCCTGACCACCGGCTATGCTGCCGCTGCCGCACGGCTTGAAAATCGCACAGTCTACGCGCAGTTGGCGGGAAGCGGCACCTATGGCGGTGGTGACCTGTTTACCACCCAGAATGGCAATCTGGCTGAATCCGGAACCACGATCAATGCCACAACACTGGGCGCGGGCCGCGCTGCTTTGCGAAAACAAAAGGGTCTTCAAAAAGAAGAGCTCAATATCGCACCGCGCTATCTTATTGTGCCAACGGATCTGGAACAATTGTCCTACCAGTTTACCAGTACACAGTTCGTTCCGGCCAAAGCTACGGATGTTAACGAATTTCGCGCTGGTGGGCGTACGGCACTGGAACCGATCGTTGAAGCAGTGCTGGATGGTCATTCGGATAAAGCCTGGTATTTGGCAGCCGATTCAGCGCAGGTGGATACGATCGAATATGCCTATCTGGATGGCGCTGAAGGGGTGCAATTGTCCAGCCGTATTGGGTTCAATGTGGATGGCGTGGAGTTCAAGGCATCGCTTGATTTTGCTGCCGCTGCCATTGATCACCGAGGGTTCTGGAAAAATCCCGGAGCCTGATGAGGGCATCTCTTTCACCGTGACGGGCAGCCAATGGCTGCTTTTTTTATATCCAAATTTGGAGAGGCTTAATGAAAAATTTTGTGCAGCATGGCGCCACTGTGACGGTGACCGCGCCGGAGGATGTTCTGTCGGGAGATGGGGTCTTGGTGGGGAGCCTGTTCGGCGTTTCCGCGAGCGACGCCACGGCGGGTGCCGAGGTTGAGGTGGTAACGCAAGGGGTTTTCGATATCACCAAATCCACCAGTGCGTTTACGCAAGGGCAGAAGGTTTATTGGGCGGCGGCCAGCAAGAACGTCACTGGCACTGCTAGCGGAAATATCCTGATCGGGGTCGCGGTTGCGGCTGCGGCGAGCGGCGATGCCACAGCCCGCGTGCGGCTCAACGGGTCGTTCTGAATAATGGGGTACGGGCTTGACAGGCTTCGGTCAGTGCTCTTCCGCTCGCCCAGATCGGAGCCTGTCACCCATGAGCGAGAAGGTGAAGCGATCCGAGCCTTCCGCGCCGTCCGCATTTTTCGGGATCTGCCCGATCTGGGCCATAGCGGCATTAGTCGGTCTGTTATCTTCATGGTGCGGTCCGATGATCTACCCTTGGCCTTTGAGGGGGACATTCTAACGGATGAAGCTGGTGATGCCTGGTATGTAAAATCCGTGGACCGGCGCACCGATCTTAATGAAGTGCATCTGCTGGTGGAGGTGTCTGGTGACTGAACTGGCTGTTCGTGAACGGTTGCTTGTTTCAGTAACAGACCTTCTATCGGCGCTGCCTCTCGTGGCTTTAGTAGAGCGGGCAAGAGATTCCGATGTGTCGGATAGCCTGCTGCCTGCTTTGCTGATCGACGATCAGGGGCAGGCGGTGCTATCGGAAACTGCGGCGTTTGTGCGTTACCAGATGCGGATGACGGTCACCATCATCGCAAAAGCATCATCGGGCGCTGCCTTATCCAGTTTATTGAACGAGCTTTACGCTCAGACACTTACCGCGATCCACAGTGATCCGGTTCTGCAGCAAATGGCGCTGATCAATGAGGGCGATCTTTCGGAACAGCGGGTCGTGCGTGATGCTTCCAGACGGATCGGAGAAATGAGCTTCGATCTTCTCATCACCTATGAGACTGCACCGGGAAACCCTCGCGTCGCTATCTGATCACATTTCAGAACAGAATCATTTAAGGAGAGACGCTATGGGCAAGCAGGTGCGCGTGCGCAACAGGCTGTTCTTGTTCAAACATCAGTCGGTGATCGGCGTTGATGCGGCACCCGCTGCCAGCACCGATGCCATTCCCATTGAGCAGGATGGCTTTTCCAAGACATCGGGCTTTCGTGTTGAAGACGTCACCGAAGTGACCGGGTCGCTTGATGCCGGGGAACCGCTGGTGGTGGGTGAGCCCGCAACGATCAGCTTCCGCACGCGTGTGCGTGGAGCAGGGACAACTTATACGGATATGATCAAGCCTGTTCTGGGCAGGCTTTTAGAGGTTTGCGGGTGGAAGGAAAAGTTCACCGAGGCCATTGCCAATGAAGCGCTGGTTTCAGGAACGGCCATCGATGCCACTTTGGGCGCGTCTTTTTCCGCGACGGCGCAGGCGTATCGCGGCATGCCGCTGATTTTATCTGGCACGGGGGTGGCAGGTCGAACCCCGATCATTCTTGATTACAGTGACGCAAAGGTTGCAACTCTATCGGAAAGCTTTTCACCGGCCCTTGGCACGTCGAACGGATCGAGCATCCCGGCCAATTATCGCTATAGCCCTTTTACCGACGACGATGCTGACCCTATGAAGATTGGGACGGCTTATGTATACGAGGATGGGCATCTATACAAATATCTGGATTGTCGCGGAGATTTCACGCTTGAAGTGACCAGCGGCGGTGTTGGCTTTTTCACCTTCACTTTGACTGGTGTTTTTGCAGGACGGTCAGAACCGGGTATGCCCAGTGATGCAGTGTTTGGCGGGGCACCTACGCCGTTTTTCCGTCAAGGCATCAACCCCAGCCCGGCGTTCCTGATCGATCGCGGACTTGCCGCTGTCAGTCGTGTCACGCTCACCGGCGGCAATACGGTGGCCAGCCCACCCGATCCAAACAGCCTTCAGGGTTTTGGCGCGGCCATCGTAAATGGCCGTGATGTGCGTCTGACCATCGATCCTCAGACCACCGATCTTGCGACCCGCGACACTCTGGCTGATCTGGAGTCCCAGCGTAAACAGCCGGTAGCGATCCAATGGGGTCTGATGGCGGGCAGTCGGATTTATCTGTCTATCCCTCAAGGGAAAATTGTCGGACGTGATGAATCTGAAAGCGATGGACTTCAGGCTGAACAACTGACCGTGGATGCCACGGGGACAGCCGGAGCAGCTGTCAATTTGACATTCGCCTGAAACTCTTACGGTTTTGATCCGGCTTTGATCGTTTTTAATTGAAGGAGCTATGATGATCCCCTCTCTATCAACCCATCTGGTGCGCTACACGCCGCCGCACCGGCAAGGCGGTGGTGGCGAAAAGCCTGCGACCGTGTATCTTTTGAAGCCCGCCGATGTGTTCGAGCGAGCGTTATATGAAAGTGATATGGATCGATTCGGGTGCCGGTTCCACTCTGATACGGAGCTGTTCGATGAGGCCCGTGCGGCTTTGAAGGCATCGGGCGGTGATGTGGCGCTATTGTTTGATCTTGTCGATCAAGTACAGATGGTCCCAGACTCGCTTGACGATAACCAGCGCCAGCGTTGGGATCGCCTTGAGCGGTCGTTGGTAGAGGACTGGCCAGCTTACCGTGAAATGGTGGCGATGCGCTCTCGCTATGTGCGATTGATGCCTTTATGCGCTGCGCGACGTTTTTTGAAGGGGTGGGAGAACGGCCCTTGTGAATTCCGCATGGGCGCGGATGGTATGGTGCCCAATGAAATGCTTAATCTGATCCCGCCAGCCGACCTTTTGGCTATCGGGACAGAACTGCGGCGCATGATGTATCTGAGGCCGGAAGAGGAAAAAAACTCATCCGCGCCGTCTTCGTCCGAACCCGACCGGCGCATTTTGTCGGAGGACGGAAAAGCGCAGGCGGCAAAGGCTGGGTCCTCGACACAGGGGCAGGTCAGGAAATCTTCGAAGAAAACCCGCGATTGACATTGCCTTTATGGACATGGCGGGTGATCGACTTGTGGTCGATGTGCCAATGTCATCAAATGTCTGCGCGCCTGCCCGCAGCCGGGGGGGTGGGCGATCAACCCGCCTGGTTGATGGATGCCTTTGTTTCTATCGGGCGCGCTTTCAAGGCTTTGTCATCAGCCAATGGCCGTCCATAAAATCTTGACGGGCGGCGGCGGCGTTTCTATCTATGGGAAGCAGACTGAAAGGATTTTTCGATGCTTCATCGTCGTCGTCGGCGCAGGCGGACTTTTCTGGAATCCTTGCTTCTTATTGCTACAGGGGCTGGTGCTGGGTCTTTTGCGGCCTATCTTCTGCTCATTTCCTGATCCGGTTGCGGGCCGGTCTGCCTGCTAAATCACATATTTGATTATCATCGGGACCAGCGGTGGGGAAACCCTCCGGGGATTTGCCTATGCGTGCAGCCCTGACAGTGCGCGCCGATCAAGCGCGCATTGATAGCCGATTGCGCCAAGAGCGTAGGCGTGTGCTTCGGTCCGTGCGCTTTGGACTCGATAGCGCCAGTCGGCGGTTGGAACAGGATCTGGAGCAGGCGACCAAGCGAGCCGTGCGGGGTAAATTGTGGCGGGCGTGGAGCCGTAAGCTGTTCCCCGAGCGCGGGCTTTCAAGCAATCCGGCAGCGCTGGTTTTTCCAAGGGGCGGTGAGCGTACACGATCCGCCATGCGCGCTTTTGCATTTGGAGCCACCATCCGATCTGCACGCGGTGGCTGGTTGGCTATTCCACTGCCCGCTGCGGGCCGATCCGGGCGAAAGCGTCCGACACCGGAAGAGTTTGAAAAGCGTATCGGTGCGCGGTTGGTTTTCGTGCCGTTAAAGAGTGGTTTGGCTTTGCTTGTGCGGCCAACCCTTCCCGGCCTGCGGCGCACGATCAACGGTCGCCCCGTGGCGTCGGATCCAGTTTTCGTTTTGGTTAGAAAAACAAGAATTCGGGCCGGATTTTCGATACCGGCGGCACTGTCGAAGGTGAACCGCCGTTTCTTACAGGCCTATAGCGACAGATACAGGACGTTGAAGGGAGGCGATGATGCAGCGCAATGATGTTGATATCCGTATCGCTGCCAGCGCTGATCTGAAAGCGTTTGATGATGCGATCGGGCAGATGAGGGGGGGGCTGCAAAGTCTCTCAAACCAAATTCCAGTGGTCGGCGGACTGCTGGGGGGTTTTTCCAGCACAGCTTTGGTGTCTGGAGCGGCCTTAGGGGGGCTGGCCCTATCCCTGCGCGGTGCCAGCCGCGCCGCGGAAGATGAGGCCGTCGCTTTCCGAGCGTTGGATGCGACATTGCGATCAACGGGAAATACCACGGGCCTGACACGAAAAGAGATGGATGGGCTGGCCACCAGCATCGAGCAAAATTCCCTGCAGACCCGCGAGCAGGCTTTGGGCGCCATATCGGTTCTATCCAGTTTCCGAGGTGTCGCGAGCGATACGTTTCGAGAGGTCATTACATTATCGGCAGATTTGAGCGCCTCATTTGGAGGCGATCTTCAAACCAATGCCAGGCGCGTTGGGCGGGCGCTTCAGGATATTGCGTCCGGTACCGTGACCGATCTACGTGACGGCATGGAATTTCTGGGCACAGCCACCATTCGCACGGTGACTGAACTGGCAAATGCAGGGGAAACGGCTGAAGCCACCCGCGTTTTGATGGATGATCTCAGGCGCGCGGTGGGGGGATCTGCAGGCGCTCAACAGCAGGGGCTGACCGGCGCTGTCAATGCGCTTGCAGATGAATGGGATCGGCTTTTAACGATCTTGGGGAATAAAATTCCGCAAGAAGCCGTGGCTGATCTTTCCTTGCTGGAACAAGCAGTATTGGTGTTTTCAGGCGGGGGCCTTCAGCGTGCGGCTGGCCTGTTTTTGGGCCGACTCAACGACGAAGCGGAACGTTCGGCCAGCCTTTTGGGGCAGGCGCAGGATGCTGCCAAAAAGATTTTTGAGCTTGAGCGGGAGAATGCCTCTCTTCGTGGGCCGGTTGGTGACGATGGTAATGCGAGAGTGCCGGATTTTAATCAGCGGATTATCTTGAGGAACAATCGAGAAATCGAGCTCGAAAAGCAGAAGATTCAAAGAATCCAGCAATTGCGGGGCGAGCAACTTCAATTTGATGAGGCTGATCGTTTTGAAGCTGAAAAAGCGGCGGCGTTGGATGCGCGCAAACTGGAGGTGGAGCGGACGTCGGCGGATGTGCGGTCAGCCATCGCCCAAGCCCGTAAAGAGGAAGCCGATGCAGCCTTGAAATCGGCTCAGCTGGAGCGGCGCATTAGCGATGATCTTGAATCTCAACTCACTATTATCAAGCTCAAACTCGCGGGTCGGGATGATGAAGCCGAGGTTATTAAGGCGCTGAACGATCTACGCGCGCGCGGTAAGGATATTGATGGCGAAGCGCTGTTTTTTCTGGAGGCGCAAACCCGTGAGGTGGTTCGCCAGCAGCAGCTTTTGACTGCTCGAAATAAAGAACAGGTCGCCGCACAACGCGCCCAGGAACAAGCCGCGCGGGCGGCTCAGACAGCCTCTAAGGAATTGGCGCGGCAACGCGAACAGGATTTTCGCGACCTGTCGCGCAATTTCTTCAATCTGTTTTCGGATCAGGGCACAAGCTTTTGGCAGGCATTCAAAGCGGCAGGATTGTCGGCTTTATCTGATCTGGCGGCCGCCGCCGTTCTTGGGGATGCGGTTGCAGGGCAGTCCGCTGCGCGGAGAAGCGGTCCGCTGGGCGGCGTGCTATCAGGTTTGCTGGGTGGGCGAGCACCAGCGGGTGCGCAGGCTTCAGCATCGCCTGTGCCTGCGGGCGTTTTTGCGCGGGGGGTACCAAATCTTCTGGCCGGGACGGTTCCCGGTGCTCTTCCAAATGTGTTCGATCCGGATGGAGCTGCAAAGGGGGTGTCGAAGGCCCTGACCGATGACGATTTTCTCGGCACGTTGGGCCGGTCTTTCAGCGATACCTTTAAAGGATCGTTTAAGGAATTTGGAACCCTTGCCACTGATGTCTTCGGAAGCCTGGGCCTTGATTTTGGCGATGCCACCAAGGGTATTTCGGAAACATTGGGGCAGGTTGGTGGTGGTGCGGCCACGGGTTTTGCGGCGGCGTCCGTTTTAAAGGGGCTTGGCATTGAAGGTAGCCAGACCGGTGGGGCCATTGGGGGGGGCATTGGCTCTTTCGTGCCGATCCCGGGTGCAGAGATTTTTGGTGGGCTGCTGGGCAGTGTGCTTGGCGGCTTGCTGAAATCAACACCGTTTGGCGTGGCGACAGTCAACTCTGAACAATTTGGGCGCTTTGGGATTGATAGTTTCGGGCGCGGCAGTGGGCGCGAGAATCAGGCCATCACCTTTGCCAATCAGACAATATCCACCATTGAGCAAATTGTTTCCGGGATTGGCGGCCAGATTGCATCCGGGATTAATCTTGGAACGATTGGCACGCGGGGCAAGAAATTCACGTTCGATCCGGCAGGGCAGGGGCGAACCAAGGGGGATGGTGTTTTCCAATTTGGCACGCAGGAAGAGGCTTTGGCCGCACAGCTGTCCACAGCACTCAGCCGCGGCATTGTTGATGGCGTGGGCGCGACAGCAGGCCGGATTTTGCGCTCGGCCACAGCGACGACGATTGAGCAAGTGATTGAGGATGCGGCAAAGCTGGAAAGTGTGCCGCGCCGTCTGAAGGCGCTGACCGATCCTTTGGGAGCGGCGCTGGATGATCTGAACCGAGAATTTACGGATCTGCAAAACACGTTTCTGGCGGTGGGTGCAAGCACGTCGGAATTGGCGGCGCTTGAAGAGTTGTTTGTTTTGGAACGTGAGCGAATCTTGAAAGATCAGGCCGACGCTCAAAGCCGGGTTCTACGGGATTTTCTCGAAACACTTCAAATCGGTGAAAGTTCACCGCTTTCCTTGCGGGATCAGCGGGCCTTGATTGCCCCGCAATTCGAGGCGTTTGAAGCCCAGATTGCCTCAGGCCAACAAGTTGATCAGGCTGAATTTACCCGCGTGGCCTCGCAGCTTCTTGATATCGAGCGGCAATTGTCAGGCTCAACGGCGGGGTTTTTCGCCCTCTTTGATGACGTGCGGGAATTGACGGAGATGGCCATTCAAAACAGCGAGCGGGGAGGGTCCGGGGTCGAGGATGTCGCTAATCCGTTCCCAGATATGGGGTTGGTTGAAGACGCTACCAGTGCCACGGCACGCGAAACTTCGGCTATGCGGGATTTGCTTGAGCGGGCCAATGATACTTTAGCCTCCATTAATCGGACGCTTGGCGGCGGTGCTTTGGCAAACACCATCGGTGTCGCCTTTCCGGACCGGGCGTTTGCACGATGACGGTGATCTGGGCTGAAGTTTTACCTATCGACCGGCTGACCGGCCTTGCGCGGACATTGCGGATCACCAGCCATAATGATCGCAGGATAACCAGCGCCGGGGGGGTGGTCTGGCGGCCTGCAGTGACCAGGCGCCCCGGTCTGACGCTGGATCTATTTGATGGCGCTTTTTCGGGCCAGATCAGCTCAGGCGCGGGGGAGATGGAACTATCACTTTCGGCCTTGGGGGATCTGCCGCCGTTGGCATGGGGTCGGCGGGCTTGCCGCATTTGGGCGGGCGAACCCGGCGATGACCCGACAGGACTGGATCCATGGTTTGTGGGGCTTGTCGATAGCGCGACCTTACGCGATGGCCGCCTGATTTTACGGTTGACGGTGGATGATGCTTGGATGGACAGACCGATCCTGCCTGATGATTATGCGGGCACTGGCGGTGCGGAGGGGGGCGCAGATCTGAGGGGAATAGCAAAGCCCTTGTCCATTGGCGCACCGCGCGGCGTGGAGCCGGTGGCTGTAGATATTGCCCGGTCTATTTTTCAGTATGATGCGTATGGCATGACCGGTGGCGTGGCGGCGGCATTCGAGCGGGCGGTAGCCTTTCCTGCGCCGGCGGCGACGTTTGGCAGTTACGACAGTTTGGCTCAGGCACTGGATAGCGGTGATATTCCTCCGGGATTCTACGCCGTGGTCCCTGCACAGGGCTTCATCGGCTTCGGCGCGCCGCCCTCTGGTGTTTTGACTTTGGACGTGGTGCCGCGTGTTGATCTGCGGACACCAGGCGAGGTTATGGCCGCGCTGGCCGGGCTTGCCGGTGCGTCAGACCGCGTTGATCTACCCTCCCTTGCGGCGCTGGATGCAGGCTTGGCGGCGCTCGATCCGCAGGCATCAATTGCTGTGTCGCTTTATCAACGTGACAAAATCCCGGCACGACAGCTTTTGCAGGAGATTGCTCAGAGCTGCAATGCCGCTGCGGGCGTGGATTGGCGCGGGAAGTTTATCGCTCCGCGCATTATTGGAGATTTATCACCCGACCTGATTTTACGGTCGGACGGTCGTGCCCGTCCTGCGGTTTTGGACATTGAAGAGCTGGATGTGGGTCCGCCTTTTTGGCGGCTGCAGATGGGGGCCGAGCGAAACTGGCGCGTTCATAGCTTTGATGAGGTGGCCTTTGCCACGCCGCTTGTTGATCGCGGCGATTTCAACATGGGTGAGACTTACCGTGAAGGCAATATCATCCGCGCTGGCGATGGTGCCCGTTATCTGTATATCAGTCCCACGCCGACGGCGGGAAACGCCCCGCCCGATGTCGCTTTCTGGGCAGTGTTTGAAGCTGCACCTGCATCCACAGGTACCATCGGGGCACCGCCCGGCACGCCCGTTGGCTCGACCCCTGCCGAAGATGTGGAGGCGCAGGCATCCACCGCCTTTATTAGCCTGGCCATTGATAATCCTGATTTTCGGCTGGGCCAGCGGGGGTGGGATGGGGCGACAGTCACCACAGGGGATGTTGCAAACAGCTTATCGGCGGCGGCGCATATCACCATCACCGATCCGGGGGAAACGCATAATAGCCGCATCAGCCCCGTGCAGCCGGGCAATCGGACCATTTTGGAGTGCTGGGCAAATAAAACCAATCTTCTAGGCGGCACCGCCCGGATCGGCATCCGCTATCGCGATGCTTTGGGCCAAATCATCGATACCATCACACAAGAGGTTTGATCATGTCTTTTCTGCACCCCGATATCCGGGATAACGGCCTTGCCAGCGTTGCTGGCTTGACGGGACTAGAACTGCACATCTTAGAGATCGCGCCAGCGGATCGAGATGAGACGATTGCAGGAAGCCTCGGAGAAAAAATCGGCCCGTCAGTGAGCGCCCCTGCAGATGGAACAGACGAAACTTCGAACGAGGATCGTTTGATCACCATCGGTCCCATCATGGATGGAGCCGTGACAGCAGATGGGACCGCTGCATTCTGGGCGCTGATTGATGATACAAAGCTGGTGGCATCAAATGCCCTATCGGCAGCACAGACCGTGACTGCGGGCAATGTATGGACATTATCAGCCTTGACCATTGAGGCCTTGCCGTCCGTTAGCGCGTAAAGGGATTTAACATGGCTTTAAAAACACTCACTTTTTCGGAAAGCACCGCAATCCCCAGACCCACTTCATGGGAAGATGGCAAGGCTATTCATGTCACCGGCTATGCGCCTGGGGGTAGCGGGGGCTGTGCTGGCGGGAAGCTGGCTCCTGCCGGTGGCGGTGGCGCAGGGGAATATTTTGAGGGTGTGCTGATCGTCGATGGCAGTCAACCCGATCTGACGATCACAATTCCAGAACCGGGCGCGGGCGTGACGGTAGAGGGACCGGGGGAGAAAGGTGGCGATCTTGTGATGTCCGGGGCGCTCTCCCTCACTCTCAAAGGTGGCGGGCGGGGAGCAGGTCCCGGCTCTCCTGACGGCGGAGAGGGTGGCAATGGGGGTGGCTCTGCGGATGATCCTCAACCCGCTCAACACGCTCTCATACTTGATACAGCCGATCCTGATCATTTGACGGTGATGCGCGCATTGCGCCTTGAAAGTCCGCAGGATTTTTCAACGGCAACCGAAGTTGCTTATTCGGGAATATTGGGCGGCGTTTTGACAAGCATCATCCATGTTCGCGCTGCGGGACCTTATTTGTTTGTGATGGGTATGCGACCAAACGGCGCGGGTGTGAGCCGCGCACATCTGCTGCGCTTCCCGCTCGCGGGAGTTAGTGACTTATCGGAGCTTGGCGCCCTCGATCAAGTTGCGGATGTGAGCGCGAAATTCACCGCTAACACAAACCCAGTCACTGGTTTCGATCTCTCACCTGATGGAACGCGCCTTTGGGTTGTTTACGATGGGGCGAGTTCAAACAATAATACCGTTCGTCAGTTTGATCTATCCGCGCCATGGGACATCGCGGGTGCGTGGAGCAATTTAGGCGGCGTGACGATTTTTGATAGCGTTTCGCTTCAACCGTCAAAAGTCATGATCTCAGACGACGGCCTGATCCTTTATCTGATGCAAAGCAGTACCCTTTGGGCACTATGGGATTTGCCGACGGCGTGGAACATCATAGGCATGACTCTGCGTCGAGATGTTAACACGGTGATCACTTCGTCCGTCGTGGGTGGAAATACTGTCGTCCACCCACAATTCACCCGCGACGGCACACACATCATCGGATGGCAAAGTGATGCGACCGCGAACACATGGATCGCTGAAGTCTACGCCCTTTCAACGCCTTGGGATGAGACAACACGAACCTTCGTGAACACCTTCACGCTGGACGCAAATATTTCTAACCAGTGGCCGGGTTTTCTTGGTTCGCCTGATCTCTCTGGGGATTTTTACTTCGGGTCGGCCGGGAATGTTGCAGGAGGTGTAGGCGCGGACTCTCTAGTCACAGACCTCAAGGTTTTCCGTATCCCTGCGCTTGATTTCCTTACCGAAACCGGGCCGATTACCAGTGCCGAAGAAGCGACTCTGGGCACCCCCTTTACTAACCTCGTCGCGGCAAAATACACAAAAGATGGCCGCCATATCTGGCTTTATGATGATACAAGCGATCGTCTGATTATTCTTGATCTAACAGTCCCTTTTAGACCCGATATGGTCAATAAAGTGACGGTTTCTGATTTTGAAGATTTTACGGGGACGGTTTTAAATCTGCGAGAAATCATCATCGGTGATGACGAAACAAGCGCTTTTCTGATCGCGGGGACAACCACACTTACAATTCACAAAATCATTTTGCTCAACGGGCCGAATGACGCGCGTCGCGTCAGCTTTTCAGCGACATCAACTCTGTCGGGATTTTCCAGCCTTATATCAGCGGGCATTCAAGTCAGCGATGAACGCTTCTTCATTGCGGATTGGAGCGCAACAGCTTTCTCGCGCATTCGTGAAGTCAATGGTCCTGTTGGTGGAACACTGGTTGTGAATGGCAGCACCGGCCAAAGAATTGATCTTGATCCAACATTTACAAGTGCATTCGAGTCAACAGGTCTCGCCCTATCGGAAGATGGCACATTTCTCCATGTGTTAATCAGCACCACGAACAGCATCAGAACCTATCGCCTCAATACGCCGAACACGCTTGTTGGTGGGGCTGTGCTCGTCCGCGACGACCCTCTTCCAGACCTTCTTTTAGGCGCGACCTCGCTCGATCTCTCGGATGTGATCTTATCATCCGGGATTGCCGCTGGTGGCGGTGCGGGTGCCGGTTCAAAGGGTGGCGACGGCGTGAGCAGTCCTACCGGCTTCAGTCGTGCTGGGGGTCCGGGCACGCAACATGCAGGGGGTGATGCTCGTGGTCCCAACAGTCTTCAAGCAGGACATGGCGGCATCGGCAAAAACGGCTGTGCGGGCGGGGGTGGTGCCATCACAGCCAATGGCACAAAAGGGCGAGGACAAGACGGTGGCACAGACGGGAGCACATCCGGCATCAGTGCAGACGCCGTTCGTGGCAGTGGCTCTGGCGCAGGGTTCTTAGGGTCCGGCAAGGGTGGATCGGGTAAACTCACACTCTTGTTTGACGAGTGATCCTATTGTGCTGACGCAAGCCCAATTTTTTCTATTCGGATTGGCTGGTGGGAAGGTCGCCCTTTCTCCTGAGGGGATTGTCTTTGCACCACGGCTCTCGCGCCCCGCATCCGGGCAGGTCCATGTTCTTAATGGCCATCCCCTTGTTTTAGCCACGCAGATCGGCACAGGATCACTGGCAGGTCGCCATGATCTGGCCGCCAACAGGATGACTGCGGGGTGGCAGTTGGCGCGGCCGTTTTTAGGCCAGACCATCGTCAACGCGCTTGCCCCTGATGCCCTTGCTTATCCTGTGGTCATCAGCGAACCCGCACTTGCGCAAATACATGATCTAGCCGGTGCGGGTGTTACCGCTCCTTATCGTATAGCTCAGCCTGATTTTGTGCAGGTGCAGGCACTGGCCCCGATGGGTCTCGTTTATGGATATAGCCTGGGCGGGGCGCTTGCGGATGCCTTTTTCCCGGCTGAGCGCTATGAGCCTGTGCGCTTGCTGGCCACAGCCCCTGCGGGCGCTGCCACGGCTCAGGTTGTCATTATCGCGGAGGAGGGTATTGAAGGTGCTTTAAGGCTCGATAGCTTTCGGTCAGATGTTGCTATTCGCAATGAAGATGTAGACATTCTGGGAACGACGAACGTCGAACTTATCTTCGATGATATTGCTCTCGTTGCGGATGGCATCGTACAGTTGTCTAATGCCGTATCGATCCAGAATGGCCAAATTACAGCCCTGTCTAACGCGAACATCGGCATAAATTCCCAAATCAACGATCTCCAGAATAACGTTTCTGGGCTCTCGACAGGGCAGATTAATCTTCAATCTCAGGTCACGTCCCAAGGGGGTCAAATTACAGCGCTATCGGAGGCTGATATCATAACATCAGCCCAGATTAACAATCTCCAAAACAGTGTTTCTGGGCTTGGTAATGCCCAACTAAGCCTTCAGTCTCAGGTGAGCGCACAGGGTGACGATTTAGATATTTTATCTGACGCCCAATTAAGCACCGCTGCTCAACTCACCACTCTAAGCGGAACGGTCGTTGCGCAGGGGTCGTCACAGATTATGCAACAAACGGCTATTACGGTGATCGATGGTCGCGTTACGAAGGTCGAAACGGGTATCGGACTCCGTATAAACCAAGACGGCAGAGTTATCGGACGCATCGACCTAACCGGAACCAACGGGACGGCTAATCTCGACTTTGAAGCCACTACAATTCGCTTTTTCGACGGCACAAGTGCCAAACCCATTATGCAGGTGGAGAATGGCAAACTGGAGGTTTGCGGCGAGCTTGTCGTTACAAACAGCATTCGATCCGGCGCTGTGACAATCACCGCAGAACGAGACAGCACTTCAGCCATTAGCCTCGTTTCCGGTGGGTTCGGGACGTGGACGAGCGTTCCGGGGCTTTCCGCCAGTGTGCAGAGCGATTCAGGAGATGTGGTCGAGATCAGCACGACCCTTACCCCTTGGGCCAATAATGCCGGTGGCAGCGCCTGGCTGATCGCGGCACGGCTTTTGCGCGATGGCGTGCCGATCGCAAACAGCGGTGTGCTGATGGAATGGGATAGCATCGCGAGCGGCACCATCAGTATCGCGACCCCTTTTCAAGCCCGCTATGGAGGCACAGGCGGCAATAATGTGTTGAGCGTGCAGGTGCGCGTATCAGCGGCAAGCTCCGGCAACGCATCGATGCCACCAGCGCTGGAGATCAGAAGAGGACGTATGGAAGTGAGGAGATTAAGGAGATGATCATGAAAGATGCACATTTACACCGACTTGGAACCGCCTTCATTGGCGGTTTTTTTGTGGCCGGATCGGCGCTTTTGCTTCTGGCCTCGGCTCCGTTCGCGGTCTTGGGCGTTGTCCTTATTGGCTTGGGGGCAGCCTCGCTTGGGATTTTGCGAGAACTGACAGAAGAGCAGGCGAAACAGGGCGGGCGCGGGGTCAGCAAAGAAATGATCCGACGTTTCAATTGGCGGGGTGATATCCGCGAATGGCTGGAAGGCGGCTTTGTTCTGGTTTTGGCGTTGGTAATTTTACGCGGGCTGATCATCTGATGCCCGCCAGTCCGGATCGGGCCGCTTTTGCAACCCGCGACATGCGGCTCGTCACACAGCAAATACCGGAAATCCGCGCCATACATCCAGATGCCCGCGATACTGCTGACCGCCCGCGGGTGAGCTTTTTTGATGATCTGGCTCAGGCGCAGGCGGTGAATGCCGAGCGGGCCGCATTGTTGATGGCGCTGCCTCAGAGGTTGTCTGTGTCAGTTTCCGGTGCCCTGATCGATCTGCCTAAACCAACTAAAGCGCCTGGCGCCCGCCTGAGTGATGCTGAGCTGCATCTGGTGGATGTGGATTTCATTGTTTCCAGAATGGCCGTTGATCTCGAAGCGGGAACAACGGCGCTGGAATTGTTTCGAGGGCAGGTTTGATGGCGCATGCTTTTCTCGTTGAACCCTATCCGATTGTTGCAGCTTTTGCTGATGGATCGGCAGCGGGGACGGAGCCGCAGGCAATCAATGACGATATGATCGGTGTTGTCCATCGCGGCGTTACGGCCCCTCTTGGTTGGGTTGAAGTGGATCTGGGGGATGTGCGTTCTGTGGATTTTGCATCTTTTCTCAGCACAGAGGGACAGGCAGCAAGCCAAAGGGTGCGGGGCGCGTCTTCCCGCGCAGGCCTGACCGTTTCCCCTGGTTTTGACTCCGGCCTGGTAAATTTTTCTGCAGGCAGATCGGGGGCTTTTGGGGCGGTCCATAGCTGGTGGCGTGCTGATGACACTCAGCCTTACCGTTGGTGGCGGTTTGATTTTTCTGGCCTATCTCAGCCTTTTGCAGCTGGCCGTTTGGTGATCGGGCGCAGGCTCGCCTTCAAACGCAATTTCAATTTTGGGATGGCACCCGGGATCCGGGACCTTGGCCGGGCCAGCATCACGACATTCGGCACGCTCGACCGGCGCATCGGCGCGCGGCTGCGGACCTTGGAGATTGCCTGGTCAAATATTTCGCAAATGGATGTGCAGGAATCCCTGATGCCTGTTTTGGAAAGACTTGGTCAAACGGGGAGCGTGCTGGTGGTGACGGACCCGCTGGAGGACCAGAACCTTGCTCGGCGCATGTTCTGGGGATTTTTGGATGAAGATATCGAAATCCCGCAGCGGCATTACGACCGGTGGGAATGGCGCACACGTCTTTTGAGCATGATCTGAAATATTTGGGGATCAGTGATGACCGATATCCATGAGACAGGCGTGCCGCATGGCCGCGTGACCAAGATTGAATCGACCGTGGCCAGTCTCGTGACAGACATCAAGCATGTGACCGACGCTGTGTCCTCCCTCGCTGAAACGGTGGGGCGCTCCAGTTTGTCTACGAAAGAGTCGATCGATCGTATCGCCGCCGAAAACCGCAGCGATATGGAAAGGCTGCGTGATCGGGTGGCGGCCCGCGAGAGGCCGCAATGGCAGGTTTTGATTGCTGCTGTCGGCCTGATGATGGCCATGGGATCCGCAGCATTGTGGCCGGTCTGGCAGGCCGGGGTGCGTGCCGAGAAGCGACTGGACGATATCGATAAATGGCGGCTGGAAGATAGTTACGCCAATGGCAGGCGGGATGAGCGCCTTGATGCAATGAACAGGGAGAAGACGTTATGAGCCTTGACGAAATTATTGATCGGATCATCGATCGGGAAGGCGGCTTCGTGAATGACCCGCTTGATCATGGTGGGGCGACCAATATGGGCATAACCATGCGCACTTTGGCACATGCGCGCGGCGTGGATGCCGTAACGGAAAGTGATGTGCGTGCGCTGAAGCGCGAGGAAGCGCGGGCGATCTACCAAAAAAACTACATTGAAAGTCCCGGCTTTGACCGCTTGCCCCCCGGGCTGCAGGAGCCGGTGGTGGATATGGGGGTGTTGTTTGGCCCGCATCGTGCCGCCAAAGCGCTGCAAGCCGCTCTGGGTCTGGCGGGCTATAGGCTGGCTGGTGATGGAATCATCGGCCCGCAAACCGTGGCGGCGGTGAGGGACGCGAATGTTCATACCATAAAAGATTTTTTGATGATCGAGCGCCTGGCGCTGCATGTGGAGCGCATTCGTCAAAAGCCTGATCAGGTGCGGTTCGCCTATGGCTGGGTAAAACGGACTTTGGCTATGGGCGGGTACGGTGAGCGGTGATGGTGTGATTCATTTTCAGGACGGAGAGAGGCGATGGGATTTCCATTGATCGGAGATATTGCCGGTGCCATCGATGGCATTCTGGACAAGTTCATTGTGGACAAAGATCAGAAACTGAAGGCGAAAACGCAGGTTCTTGATCATCTGCTGGCTCTTAATGTGGGCCAGATCGATGTCAATAAAGCCGAAGCCGCGCATAAGTCGATTTTCGTAGCCGGATGGCGCCCCTTTATCGGCTGGGTGTGTGGCGTGGCATTGGCATGGGAATTCATCGGGCAGCCGGTTGGCAACTGGGCATTGATCCTTTGGGGCCTTGAACTGACCTATAGCCTCCCGGATATCGCAAGCAATCGGCTGATGGAGCTGGTGCTTGCCATGCTGGGGATGGCAGGGCTGAGGACATACGAAAAACGCGCCGGCGTGTGCAGGGATAAATAA